CACAAATATAAAAGAGGAAACAAAATTAATAAAGTTTTGGACAAATTACCGGCATGTATTCGATTTGGATTCACAGGAACCCTTCCAGATGAAAAAGAAGATGTTTTGTGTATTGAAGGTAAACTAGGTCCGGTGATTTATAAAAAAACATCAGTGGATTTGAAAGAATATCTAACACAAGCTCAATGCACAGTGATTGAATTGGATTATCAAAATCAGCCAGAATGGTTAGATCCAGATGATTTGAAAAGATATCGTCAAGAATATGAATTTGTAATAAACAATTCTTCCAGAAACAATATTATTAGCAAATTGAGTTGTAATTTACAAAATAATACATTGGTGTTGATTGATAGAATTCAACATGGGTTGGATCTTCAAAATGTTTTGGAAAAAATATGTGAAAATAAAAAAGTCTTTTTTATACGAGGAGATGTTGAAGTGGAATCTCGGAATGAAATTAGAAAAATAATGGAAAACGCTAACAATGTCGTTTGCATTGCCATAAGCAGTATTTTTGCAACAGGTGTTGATATTAAAAATCTTCACAATATTATTTTGGCAAATGCAGGAAAAGCTAAGATTCGTCTATTGCAAAGCATAGGTCGTGGGTTAAGATTACATCCCACCAAAGAAAAACTTATGCTTATTGATTTAGCCGACCAACTTTATTATGGAAAAAAACACTTTGAAAAAAGATTTGAAATTTACAATCGAGAACAAATAGAAACCAAGAAAACACAATATAAAATAATATGAAAAAGAAAAGAGGACGTAAACCAAAGAATCAAAATGCGGATATAGATATATCCGAAGATCAGGAAAAAATCAAAAAAATTGCTGCAAAAGTAAAAAAAGAAAAGATTCACTATGTAAATGCAAAAGAATTTGAGGAAGGCATTCGATCATTTTATGCATCTGAAATTCTTACCCAATATTTGGGTGAAAGTGTCAGTAAGATTGCCAATGGTCTGAGCTATGCTCCAAACTTCATAAATTATAGCTATCGGGATGAAATGGTGGGTGATGCTATTGTTAAAATGATGACAGCATTGAAACATAAGAAATTCAATCTGGATTCTGGTTATAGTCCGTTCAGTTATTTCACAACCATAGCATTCCATGCTTTTATTAATCGAATTAAAAAAGAAAAGAAGCATCACGAAACATTAGAACAGTATCGTGAAAAAATGTATACAGATAAAATGATTGAAGGTACTGCTAACACAGGTGCTCATGTTTATATAGATCCAGATAATAATGACGACAACGATTGAAAACATTAACTCAAAAATCTCTTCTTTTTGCAGATTTACATCTAGGAGTTCATCAGAATAGTCCTAGATGGCATCAGCTTGCCTTAGATTGGGCAAAATGGAGCAAGGAAATAGCTGTAAAGGAAGGTGCAGAGTCGGTCATTTGTTTGGGTGATTACTTTCATGATCGGGATCAGATTGATGTTTCGACTCTTGATATAGCAAGAAAAGTTTTGGATATATTTTCTGATTTCAAAGTTTATTTGATAACCGGAAATCACGACATTTATTTTAAGGAAAAGAATGACGTAACGTCCCTTCACATTTTCAAAGGATATCCTTATGTTAATGTTGTCAATAATACGACATTGTTCAAATACCAAGACAAACAAATTAATATGGTTCCTTGGACAGATTCTAATGAAGCAAAGAACTTTGAAGGAGATGTCATATTAACACATGCCGAATTTAAAAATTTTAGAATGAATAACAGCAAATTCTGTGAAGAAGGTGTTGATTTGGAAAAATACCAAAATAATGAAAGGTTTATATTGGCAGGACATTTTCATATAAGCGATATCCGTAATCATGGAAAACTAAAAGCAGGATATCTAGGAAATCCATTCCAACATAGTTTTGCAGACATCAACAATAACAAATATGTTTATATTCTGGATTTGGAAAACATGGGATTGAAAAGTTTTGAAAATGAATTTTCGCCCCGGCATGAAATAATAAGATATTCAAAAAAAGAAGAACCTAAAAGAAAAAATTCAATTGTACGGGTCATTTTTGATGTTTCTGATACAACCGAGAAATACACAAGCTTTGCAAGCCAAATTCAAGAAGAGCACAAACCTTTCACTCTTTTGACGCAAACAGATTTTGAATTGAAAAGCGATGATATCAAAACCGACACAAACATATCATTTGAGCAAATGCTGGAACAATTCATTGATGGAATGGATATTGAAAATAAAAAAGAAACCCAGGAATATTGCTCCAATCTTTATAAAAGGTGCAACTGATGCATACTATAAACTTTAAAACTGTTTATATAAAAAATTTTCTATCAGTGGGTGAGAAACCTATTACAGTTAATTTTGAAAAGGGAATGTGTTTAATTACAGGTCAGAATCTGGATAAACCAGAAAGATCGAATGGTGTGGGAAAAAGCACAATTGCCGATGCTATTCATTTTGCTTTGTTTGGAGAAACTATCCGAGAAATCAAAAAAGATCTGATTCCAAATTATTACACAAATGGGAAAACATTGGTTCAAATAACTTTTGATATAGGAAATGATAGCTATGAAATAGCTAGAACGGTGAATCCTACCACAACAAAATTGATAAAAAACACAGTGGATGAAACAAAAGATACTATAGCCAATACAAATGAGACCATAGAAAACCTTGTTCGTTGTACTAGTAAAATATTCAACAATTGCATATCATTGGGTATAAATTCCAGCAACTGTTTCATGAACATGAAAAAGTCAGAAAAGCGGGAATATATTGAATCTATTTTGGATTTGGACATTTTCTCCGAAATGACTGATATTTGTAAAACTGAATTGTCCGAAGAACGTAAACTAAGGGAAGGATTGTCTGCCAAAAAAGAAACCTATGAATCCATTCTAGAGGATTATAAAAAACAAAAAGAAGAATTTGAGAATAAGAAAAAGAAAAACATATCTGAACTTGAACAAAAAATAAAAGTATTAAAAGAAAAAATCTATATTTTAAACCAAGAAATCGAATCATTAATGGAACATTTATCTGTTGATCATTCTGAAAAGATAAACCAGGCTAAATCTGTTTTAAAAATCATTGAAGCAAAAATAAGCGAAACAGAAAAACTTATAGCTTCCAAGCAATCGGAAATACGCTCTATTCAAAAAAATCTTAATGAAATTAAAGAGAATATTGATACATGTCCATCTTGTTTGAGGGAAATAGATGAATCCTGTAAAGATCATGTTGAAAATCGTAAAAAAGAAATGCTTCAACAGATAACAAATATTGAAAATGAAATTAAAAAGGAAAAGGACAAAAGAGAAAAATTTTTGGATAAGAAGTCAGAAGCTGAAAAAATAATAGATAATTTACAAAAAAAAGAAAAGCAATCCGAAAGGGACAATTCCAAGAAAGAACAAAACAAAAAACTCATAGAACAAATCAATTCTTCAATTGATGATATTGAAAAACAAATAGAAAAAGAAACAAATCGAACAGAGAATTTTGACAAATTGATTGAAGAAAATGAAAAGAAAAAGCAAGATTTGGAAAAAAAGATCACCGAATCTGATAAAAATATATATATTTTAAATAACAGTAAATTTATATTAAGTGATGAAGGATTAAAAAGTGTCTTTATTTCAAAAATTATAAATCTTTTAAACAGTAAAATAAACCATTATTTGAATAAATTAGATGCCAATTCGCGAATAAATTTTGATAGTTATTTTGAAGATACCTTAACAGATTCGGTGGGTAAGGTTGCTAGTTATGCGAATCTTTCTGGTGCTGAAAAGAAGGCGGTTGATCTTGCCTGCATGTTTTCATTCATGGAAATGCGAGAGCTTCAGAACTTTCCAGTATTCAATTTTGTGCTTTTTGATGAGATTTTTGATAGTAGTTTCGATAAAAAGAGCGTTCAACTTATAACTGATATTTGTGAAGAAATATCCCTGAATAAGTGTGTATTCATTATAAGTCACCGAAAAGATGCAATTTATTCAAATAATTTTAAAACATTAAGCTTACAAAAGAAAAATGGCATAACAACAGTGCTTGAAAATTAAAATAATATATTAATTAGATTTATGTTTAATACTGGTAATCCATTTGCTGCAAATCCTCTTCTTCAAGCAGTAGGTCAATATTCTAATACTATAGCACCAAGACCTGCGTTGGCACCCACAGCACCACAGCCTGACAATATGCCAGATCGTGGAATCAATTATCTTGCAGATTATAGCGGTTGCGGTCATTGGCGTTTGATTTGGCCCGAAATGATTCTTAATGCCCATAATAAAATGACCATGCATAGCACAACAGTCATGTGCCTTGATCCTCGTTATTATATCAATACCAAGGCAGTTCGTGTTCAACGTCAGGCAACAGAACATCAATTAAAGTTTGTTCAGTTTTTAAAGCAATTGGGACAACAGAATGGTTTTCGTCTTCTTTACGAGATTGACGATCTTGTGTTTCATGAAGATATTCCGGATTATAACAAATTTAAAACTGCATTTATTGATCCTAATATCCGAAAACAAGCTCAAGCTATCATGAATGAATGTGATGAAATCACAGTGACATGTAAATTCATGAAAGATTATTATGCGGAAAAGACAGGTCATAAAAAAATCACAGTTATTCCTAACTATCCTCCAAAGTTTTGGATGGGTAATTACTATAATCTTAAAAAAATTAGTGAAAATTATGATACCTGTGAAAAGAAACCAAGAATTTTATATGCAGGAAGCGGTGCACATTTTGATGTGGAGAATCGTGTAGGACAAAATGATGATTTTGCACACGTTTTACAGGCAATTGCAGATACAAAAGACAAATATCAGTGGGTTTTCTTTGGTGCATTTCCTATGATGTTCCGACCTCTCGTTGAAAAAGGCATATTTGAATATCATCCTTGGCAAGATCTTTATCATTATCCAGGCAAGATCAATGATTTGAGAATCAATATGATGATTGCACCATTACAAAATAATAATTTCAATAAAAGCAAGAGTGATTTGAAGTATATTGAAGCTTGCTGTTATGGTCTTCCTATTGCTTGCCAAAATCTTTGCACATATGAAGATGCCCCATTCAAATTTGATACCGGAGATGAAATGATTAAGGTAATTAATGAAGTTTTAGGTAAAAAATCAAAATATATGACTCATTGTGAACGGGCCAGATCTGCTTCAGAAAAGCGTTGGCTTGAAAATGAGGATAATATTAACAAATATGTTGAATTGTACAAATATCCTTATGGGGATGAACGCCGGGTGTTGCTAAACAAAGTGAATGGGTTAACATAGTTGGCGTGTATAGGCATGCCACATACGATCCTTTAAATCACGCTATTCGTCTGGCCACATGGTCAGAAACCGGTGAGCGAGTAACAGTAAGTCGCACCTATTATCCGTATTTGTATGTAGAAACAAGTGGTCAGCACGACGAAATATCATTATATAATACAAAATTAAAGAAAAAAACATTTAGTTCATCAAAAGAACGGCGTATTTTCTCTGAAAAAGATGAAAACAAACGCATTTATCATAATTTCACTTGTTCCCAACAGTTTTTAATCGATGAATTTTCATCAGAAATAGATAGTCCAGATTTTGTTAAGCATCCTTTAAAAATATTTTATTTGGATATTGAAACTTACAGTCCAGATGAGTTTCCAGAACCATCTTTGGCAAAAGCACCTGTCAATATGATAACCATATATGACAATCTTTCAGAAAAGTTTCATAGTTTCGGATTGGGTGAATATGATTCCCATGACAATATAATCTATCATAATTGTAAAACTGAAATAGTTTTATTGGAAAGGTTTTTGGATTTCTTTCAAAAAGATTATCCTGATATTGTGGCAACCTGGAACGGAGAAGTTTTCGATATTCCTTATCTTGTGCATCGTATAGGAAGAGTTTTGGGAGAGGATCAGGCAAAAAGACTTAGTCCATATAATAATATTATTTCAAAAGAGATATTCACCAAATTCGGAAAGAAAGCAGAAAAGTTTTATATTGAAGGAATCGCCAATTTGGATTACATGAATGTTTATAAAAAGTTTTGTCCGGTGCAGCGGGAAAGCTATTCTTTGGGTTCCATAACTTCACTAGAACTGGGAGAAAGCAAAATAGAATATGAGGAAAGCAATCTGTCCTCATTGGCGGAGAAAAATTGGAAGCAATTCGTGGATTATAACATTCAAGACGTTAATCTTCTGGTTAAGCTAGAGGAAAAATTGCATTATTTGAGCATTCTTCGTTCTCTTTCTCATGTAGGATTGACCAATCTTGAAACTGCCATGAGCACAATCAGTATTGTGGCGGGTGCAGTGGCTATTCAAGCCAAGAAAAACAAGAAAATTATACCCACCTTCCCACATAAAGAAGATGATGGAGTTACAATTGAAGGTGCATTTGTTAGTGAACCACAAAGAGGTTTTCATGATGCGGTTATCAGCTTTGATGCTAATTCACTCTATCCCAATTTGATTCGAACATGTAATATGAGTCCAGAAACAAAGGTGGGAAACCTTGAAAAACTAGACGACAAGACATTTTTACATCATGTAAATGGTAAAAAATACACGTTAACGGATGAAAAACTTAAAGTATTGATGGAAAAGGAAAATCTTGCTGTAACAAAGATAGGAACTTTGTTTAGTCAAAAAGAAACAGGTCTTGTTCCTCAAATTATTGAAGAAAATTATAAAAAACGGGTGGATATAAAAAAGGAATTAAAGAAAATAAAGCGAGAACTGCTTAATTCTGAAAAAGATTCAGAAGATTATAAGGAAAAAAAGAAACGGGAATCCATCCTAAACAACAAACAATATGCCCTTAAGATTCTCATGAACAGTATCTATGGGGCATTTGCAAACAATTTCTTTTTTTTAAGTGATAGAGATGTGGCTAGAAGCATTACAGTCACAGGTCAAAGTGTAATCAAAAAAGGAAGTGAAATTATTGAAGAATTCTTTGTTAAAAATGGCATAGAAAAGGAATCATTAGAAAAGAACTCTCCAATGGTTTATGGAGATACGGATAGTTGTCACGTTTCAGTCAAACGGCTTCTTGAAAAAAATAATATAAAATTATTAAAGAAGGACAAAACTTTAAATTCCGACGCAGAAAAGGTTATAGACAATCTAGAAAAATACATCAATGAACAAATAACCTTTTGGGCTAAAAAGGAACTTAATAGCAGTTCACCAAATCTGGAATTTAAACGGGAATCCATATGTGACGTGGCCATTTATATACAAAAGAAACGATATGTGCTTCATGTTATTGATGAAGAGGGTGTTCCTTGTGATAAAACAAAATATACAGGAATTGAGGTGGTTCGAAGCACCATGACCAAGCAAGTAAAAGAATTTAATAAAAAAATTATTGAAACCATGATACAAACTCGGGATCCATCTCAGACAAATATAATCCTGGAAAAGATTTATGAGGATTTTCAAACCAAAGATGAAAAAAATCTTTCATTTGTGGTGGGTATTAAGAATTATGAAAAGTATTCTGACTCATGTAATGAACTGATGACAGTAAAAGGAATGCCTGTACATGTTAAGGCAGCTTATTATTATAATTATTTTCTTAAAAAACAGTCTTTGTTAAAAAAACATGAAACCATAACAAGCGGAGACAAGATTCAATATTATTATGTGCAACAACCGAATCAATTTGCCATTTCAGTTATGGCATTCAAAAATCGTCTTCCAGATGAAATCAAAGAATTGTTCCCCATGGACAAAGAAAAGCAATTTGAAAAGCTTGTTTTGGAAACAATGAGAAAAATCTTTGAACCGGTAGGATGGGAAATACGAGAACCAGGAAAAATGAACTATGCTAATCTCGAATTACTTTTTTCTGACGACTAATTGACTGGGTTTTGTTACATTTCTTCCTAATTTTTTACTAATAGCTTTGGACCAAGTTTTGTTTAAATTTTTCAATCTTGTTATTTCAGCTTTTAATTTGTAAGGATCTTGAGGAAGTTCTTCTGTAGATGGTTCAGCAGGAGTTTCATCTGCTACAGGTTCTGGAGTAGGAGCAACGGTTTCTTTTTTGGCATAAACATCACCATGAAGTTTTTGCTTTTCTTCAGGAGAAAGTTTTGCATATTCCGCAGGATTCATGGTTTTTAATTCAGGTTCAGCTTTGGCTTGTTCTACAGAATCAGCAGGCTTTGATGATGTTACAGAAGCAGGTGTTTCAGAAGGAGTTTCAGAAGGGGTTTCCTCTTTAGCAGGTGTATATAATGATGTTTGACCATACAAAAGAGTTTCCAGTGCACCTTTTTCAGCATCTTCATATTTCTGAGCAGTATGATTAGTTTTGAAGTATTCCAAAGCTTTAGCTTTGTTTTCTTGCATGTTTGCATCTGCCCATGCACGACTGTTTAAGAACTTATTAAAGGTATCTACAGCTTTTTCTTTGTTTGTTTTGATATCGCCCTTCTTGGCAAATCGAGGATACCAAAAACGTGTCCACAAATCTTTATATGTTTCATATCTTTTTTTATCTTCACTTCTTTTAGGAATGCCTTTTAAGAAATCCATAATCCCTTCGTTAAGTGGTTTTCTTTCAACACTTTTCGCAAGAACATAGGCTTCAAATATTTTATGGCTTTCCAAGTGCATATTATTATTTAATATAGTTGCTTTTCTAAATCGTATGATTAAATGGTGGTATGAGTTCAATTCAACCATTCGTAGATCATGTAGGACGTACAATCATAGGCGAAGTTCTTGGCGAGGAGAACGGAAACCTAAAGGTAAAAAACCCCGCTATTCTGCTGGTTCAGCCGAATCAAGCCACTGGACAACTGAGCATCCAGACGATTCCCTTGTTTTTCAAGGAATTCATCAGCCCTGCTCTTCGTGAAACAGTTGGCACCTGGCTTTTCCCAAAGGATAAGCTGGTTTTGACCACTGACGTTCAATTAGAAGAGCGTATTATTGAGCAGTACAAGCGTATTTTTACGTCTGCTCCTGTTGCTGATTCTAATCCTGAAGTAGTCAAGCTGTTCGAAGACTAATGAGCGATCTGGATAAAATTCTAGGTTGTCTGGATGATATCAATCCAGAAGCTGCTTTTCTATCAGATAACACTCTAAGCAACGTTGATACTTGGTATGATACTGGTTGTTATGCTCTAAACGCCATTATTAGCGGAAAAATCCGTGAAGGTGGTGTTCCAAAAGGACGAATCATCGTCTTTACAGGAGAATCACAAACAGGTAAAACACTTCTTATCAATAAAATCTTGGGTCTTGCTCAAAAACAAGGAATGTATCCTGTGATTTTTGATAGTGAGATGAGTGTTGATGCAGATAGCGGTAAAACCGTAGGACTTGATCCGGAAAAGACCAAGTATTGCCCTGTTTATACTGTTGATGAAACCAAAAACCAGATATCTAAATTTTTGGATCAAGTCATTGAGAAAAAAGCTCAAGGTAAATTCATTATCAGCATAGACAGTCTTGGCAATCTTGCAGGTGCAAAAGAAGTTGCTGACATTGAAAAGGACAAATCTGTTGCAGATATGGGTCTTCGTGCCAAAAGCTTGAAGAGCATGTTGCGTATTTTGACTTATAAAGCAGCAAAAGCAGGTGTGACTGTTCTTTGCAGTAACCATACATATGCAGATCCTGCCAGCATGTATCCAAGTTTGGTTAAAAACCAAAGTGGAGGAAGTGGTCCTTTGTATATGAGCAGTGTCATCGTTCAATTGGCTCGCAGAAATGAAAAGCAAGATGATAAAAATGAAGAGGACAAAATGCTTCCCGAAGCAAAACAATATTCGGGTGTAACTCTTCGTGCCATGACAACCAAGAACAGGTTTTTACCACCTTTTCTGGAAGTTCCAATTTATTTGAATTACAGAACAGGATTGGACAAATATAGTGGACTTTTGGAAATGGCAGTAAATCATGGAATTATTATCCAAAACGGACCAACCTATACTAAAGCAGACGGAACAAAATTAGGTTATGCAAAAAGTTTTAAAAATGATATATCTTTTTGGGAAGAGTATGTTATACCTAATCTCCAGGAGAAATTAAATGTCGCCTACAAATACGCAGACTCAGATACAGACGCAGACGCAGCAAAAGAATGAAAAGATTCTTTTCATTAGTGCAACTCGTGGTGACAAATCAAACATATCGTTTCTAAAAAGTATCACCAAAGTTCCGGGTGCTGAATACGAAATAATCGAAAATAACACCGAAAAACTTTCGGTAGTTTATAATCGTGCCATTGAAAAACATATGGATGATTATGATATTATATGTTTTATTCATGATGATGTGTTTATTGATGATCTTCGTATTGCAAAAAAGCTGGAAAAAGCAGTTCGAGAAAACAATTATGATGTGATTGGATTGGCTGGAGGAATCAATCCCATAATCAAATCTCCGGCACTTTGGCATCTGATGTGTGATCGACACAACTTAAGAGGTGCTGTAGCTCATCCATTTGATAAAGGTAGTATTTTCATGACTAGCTTTGGAAATACGCCTTGTGAAGTTGATTTGATTGACAATTTGTTCATGGCGTTTAGAACCAAGCTATTCAAAATAAACAAAAATTTTCGTTTTGATGAAACCAATCCTTGTCATACACATTTCACGGATTTGGATATCAGTTTACAGGCTAAAAAGTATTCTTATAAAATTGGTATTTGGCCGATTTGGGTAATTCATGCAAGTCCCGGATTAAGGAACTATGAAGATATTGTTTTTCAGAATGGTCAAAAATGGTTTCTTGAAAAATGGTCAAAATAAACAAAATCGATAACGATACATTCGAGACACTTATAATATACAAGTGTCTTATGGATGGTGCCTATTTGGGTACCATTGCAGAGTATTTAAAACCTGAATATTTTACCAATGAGGATATTAAAAATGTTATTGGCATTATAACTGATTTTTATCAAAAAAATAATGTTCCTCCAACCATAACCGAGATTAAGAATTATCTTATTAATGATAAGCTTAAACAATCATTAAAAAATATTGTAACAACGTTTGAAACAATTGATAAAAATCTTAATACAAAAGAACTATATGAAAACACTGAAAAGTTCCTAAAAGAAAAAGCGGTTATTAAAACCATGATCGATATCATGGAAAAGACTGAAAAAACCAGTGTTGATACAAACGAAATTTTAGAGAAATTCCAACAGGCATGCAGCATAAGTTTGACGCATGATTTGGGAATGGATTATTTTGAGGATATTGAAAAACTTGCAACGGAAATTACAAAGACAGAAAATTACATTTCTACCGGTTATAGATGGATAGATGAGAAACTTCAGGGTGGATTTTTACAAGAAGGAAAAGCCCTTTATGTTTTCAGCGGTCAAACCAACGTTGGTAAGAGTATTGTTTTGGCCAATATTGCCAGTAATATTTGCGCACAAGGCAAAACCGTTTTGTTGATTAGTCTGGAAATGAGTGAAGTTGTATATGCAAAACGGCTTTGTGGAAACTTTGCCAACATTCCAATCTTTTCCTTAAAGCATAAATTGGATGATTTACGGGATGAAATTGCAAAATATAAAAGGGAAAATCCAAAATCTAAACTTGTGATCAAGGAATTTCCCCCTAGCACAATCAGTGTTGGTCAATTAAATGCATATATCAAGAAACTCATACAGAGTGGAATCAAACCGGATGCCATCATTGTGGATTATGTAAACCTTTTAACCACATCATTTGGAACCAATTCCTATGAAAGGGTCAAGCATATTACTGAAAATCTCCGAGCTGTAAGTTATATTTTTAATGTTCCTGTGATTACAGCAACCCAATTGAATCGAAGTGCCATGAATCAAAGCAATCCTCAATTGGAAACTGTGAGTGAAAGTCTGGGATTGGCCATGACTGCCGATTGTATTATTGGTTTGTGGCGGGAACCTGAAGATATAGAATTAGGTCGTATTAATATGAATATTCAGAAAAACCGTATGGGTCCTGCTTTTGGTACTGCGACTTTTGCATTGGATCAAGCAACTATGCGAATTCGAGAAGAAGCAAAAATTGAAACAAATGATGCTATTTCCAGTACAGAAAATACTTTGAATAATCTAGCAGTCAATGATTTGATGGAATGAAAAAGACAGTCATTCTTTGTGATTTTGATTTGGATGGAGCAGGATGCTGTCTTGTAGCCAAATGGTCTTCACCCAATCAACAATATGATATTATACCTACAAATGAAGATGAATTGTCTCAACATTTAAAGAACAGCGATCCCAGAATTCCTTTGATTGTTTGTGATATGACATTTAATCAAAAACATGTGGATATAGCAGATAGACCGAATGTGCTTTTTGTTCATCATCATGATTTACCTGAACAGATAACTTCAAAAAATTGTAAGATAATTTCCAAGCAGGAAACATCCTGTACAAAATTATTTGCCGATCTTTTAAAAACACCATTATCGGATGAAAAGAAAAAATTGATAGAGTATATTGATGATTACGACAGTTATAATTTAAAATATAAAAAATCTTTATTCCTAAACATGGTATTCTGGTCTTTTACAGGAAACAAATTGGAAAAATTTATCACTGCTTTTGAGCAAGGAGATAGAGATTTTAACGATACAGAAAAAAATATGGTGCGAATTTATGCATCAAAAATGGCTGAAGCTGTTCAAAATTCCGAACCACACGTTCTTAAAACAAAAAATTTTAATATAATAATTTTTTATGCTGATTTTGCAGTAAATGAACTTTGTGCAGAATTTTGCAAAAAATATGACTCTGATGCAGCCATAAGCATAAACAAAAATACACTTTCAGCTTGCATAAGAATCAATCGAAAGAAAGAAACCAATTTCGATTGTGGTGTTTTTGCAAAAATATTCATGGATGGCCATGGATATAAAAACTTTGCTTCTGGTAAAATTATAGATAAATTTGTTGATTTATCAATCAAATTCACTAAGATCTGATATGGAAAAGACTATTACAGATAAAGAGACCGAATATTACTTTCTTTGTTTCTGTAGTCTAATGTGTATTTTGGCAGAAAAGAAGCTGAATCTTCCCAATGTCTTCATAGCATTTTTAAAAAATAAAAATTATCGCCAGCTTTTTAAACAAATGTTGAATGTTGAAACCGATCATGAATGTGTTAAAATTTTTATAAATTTTGATCCAAATTTACACAAATCAAAATATATAACCAAGTTTTTAAATAAAAATAAAAAATTGAAGCTTTCGTGAAACACGATTTGTTGGATATTTACAATTCCTTTATCAAGGCATATCGGACTGCAAATTCTGCACCATTCCGGTACAGAAAAACATATGAAACTCTTCCACAAGAGGTAAAAAACAAGGTTGAAAGAATCAAGCTGTTTTTTGATTCTTATGAAATAAATGTGGATGATTTTTTTGAAGCTCCTTATTTTTTATACAACGACACAAAATATTTTGCATTTGATTATTATCTTTCAAGAAAAGCAGTAAAAAGTTACAGTGATTTTGAAAAGGAAATATTAATGATGGGTCCAGATCATATCCGCAATCTTGTTAAAATAAAAAATTCTGCATTGTTTTTAAAGAAATTTTTAAAAACTGAAGGAATATCTTTTGCAGAATACCTAAACAATAAAAAAGAAAAAGTTCCTTCATTTGTAACACATTTAAAAAATAGAAATGTTTCAATTTATTTTTTGATGGGTTTGGAAGGTTTTGAAAAAGCTTTTTTTGCTTTTGATTCCAATCTTTTAAAATTCATAATACCAGACATTTATGAAAATTATGAATTATATAATAAAAAGTTTCTTACTAGCCAAAATGCCAGAATTTTGGTAAAAAGTATTTTAAATAAAAAGATTCTGAGTTGACATCTTAATTTGTATGTTAAGATAAGTTCATGAGTAAATTCACATCATCTATGTTTGAAACGCTGAAGGAATCCCTTACAAAGAAGGGTGAAAATAACAGCGGACTATATAAAAATATTCTGAAACTGGAACCAGGAAACACATATAGTGTTCGTTTGATTCCTAATTTGAAGGATGCCAAAAAGACATTCTTTCATCATGTTCAACATGGTTGGACCAGTTTCGCAACAGGTCAATATGTCAGTGCCCTTTCTCCGACTACATGGGGCGAAGTTGATCCTATTGGCCAAACCCGTTATAAGCTTCTTTACAAGAGCAATAATGATGCTGACAAGGTAAAGGGAGCAGAAATCAAGCGTACTGAAAGATGGCTTGCAAATGTTTTGGTTGTTGATGATCCTATTAACAAAAGCAACAATGGAAAAGTAATGATTTTGAAGTTTGGAAAACAGCTTCATAAGATCGTTATGGATGCAATGTCCGGTGAAGAAAGTGAAGATTTTGGTGACAAAATTTTTGATCTTTCTGAAAAAGGTTGCAATCTAAAGATCAAAGTAGAAAAGCAGGGTGATTTCCCGAATTATAGTAGCAGCAGATTCACCTCTCCAAAAGAAATTGAAGGATTGGATGAAAAGGCTCAAGAAAAAATCTATGAAAGTGGTTTTGACTTGGAAAGTGTTTATCAAAAGAAAACACAAGATGAGCTTCAGAAACTTTTGGAAGAACATTTCTTCTGTAACGTTTCTGTAACTCCTCCTTCATCTAAAAAGGCGGTTGCTGCTGAAAAGAGCAGCGATCTTGTGGAGCAGAAAACACAGTTGAAATCCAGCATTGGTGGTAAAAAAGCCGATGATAAAGAGGAAGATTTGATCAAGGATCTTCTTGAAGGTCTGGAAACATCTGAATGAGCCACATTCAAGATCCACAAATAGCTAATATTGTTTATAATTTTTTGGGCAATACACTTGCTCAATTAAATGAAATAGACAAGCATAATGTAGGAGGAAGTAGTTTAAAGGCTTTAAAAACAGATCCTAAGAATGTTTTTAGGGTAAATTCTGACCAAGGCATGAGTTTATTGCCAACAGAACCTTTTAATTCTACACCACCTGTAATTCAACAACCACAGGCCCTAGTTATTCCTCAAGCTACAGTTCCGGCAGCTCCTGCTGTCAATGTAGTAAATGCAGGATTGAATGTTTCGGCACCAGTTCCTGTTCAAGAAACAATTCAACAAGTTATCCATTTTACAAATGGACCCAAACTGATTCCTGAGTTTGATAAGATTATATCAGCTTTAACAAATATTAAGAATATATTAAATGAATCGGTTCACGATAGAAAATAAGAACAAATTCTGTCGATATTTTCTTGAACCGCTTCTGAAGCTGAATCCGAAGTGTGTTCTTAAAATAGAACCAGACAAGGTTCAGGCAAAAAGCAGTTATCCAGATGGTTCACTTTTTTTGGAAGCATCATCCAGTATTGATACTGATATTAAAGATCAGAAAGAACTGGCATTTATTGATCTTTCTAGATTCATTAAGACTCTTGATTTTGTGCAAAAAGATGTGGTCAGTTTTAAACTGGATCAGAATTATCTTTCATACAAGGACACAACAAATCATTTTACAATGCAAATGTATGATACCAAGGTTGTGCCAAAACCCCGTTTAAGTTTTGAAAAAATAAATGCCCTTCCTTTTAATTTGGATATTGTTTTAAATACTGATGTTTTTTTTGAAATAATTAAGGCGAGTGGAATATATCCAGATTTAAATAAATTATATTTTGTTTTTGCAAATAATACCCTAAAGATTGAACTTTCAGACAAAACAAAAAATCAGTGTGATGGATTTACCCGTACTATTGAGAATATCGCATCAGTGGATGGTGGTTTGGATTTTATTCTTCCGCTTGAACCCTTAAGAATTATTTTGGCAAATAAGATGGAAAAATTACAATTTCGCTTCCATAAAGCAAGCAGCCTAGTAAATCTAATATATGAAAATGATGGAATCAAAATGTCTTATGTCATACCATGCCTAATCAAATGAATACATCAAACAAAAAAAGAATAAGCAAAAACAAAGTTCGTACACCCAGTTATTTCATCAAGCGTCTCCGTGACAACGGATTCATTGTATGGAAACTGTTCCAGGAATATGCAAAAACAGATCCTCGTCTTTGGACCATCATTGTTGATCCTTCCAACAGCAGTATTTTTATCACCTGTTATCAGAACAAGGATTTCAACGGAGATATCATGTTTGAAATAAATGATGGCGGAATTCGTTTCGTGAAGAACTTCAGCCTGAGAACAGACAGCATTGAAAGTGTAATTCTTTTGCTTCTTGAAAAGAACATTGGCAATAATGCTAAAAATAGTAGATTTTTCAAAAAGATGGTAAATAGTTCAAGTGAAAAGCCCTCGGAAGAAAAACAACAAGAACTCAACCTCGTCTAATTCTCTTTCTGCAAAACAGCCGACGAAATCAGTATCGGCAGAGAATATCGAAGGATTGATCAAAAGCACGTTGCACAATTATCTGCAACAAAAGATTAATTTAAAAACAGAAAGATCTGCTGATCTTACACATCTGGACAGCATCATCAGCGAATATCTTGATTGTTTTATTATTATCGGATATGACATGGCAAATAGTCAGGTGAATTTCATCCATGCAAAAGATCAAAAAGATGCGGATGCATTAAGCGCAGCAATCAATCGTTTCTTTTATCAGTCACAAAACAATATCAAACCAAAAAACAACGATGATTAATAATGCTCTTATCCTCGGAGGAGGATTTGTAGGAAAAAATATGGCAGCCAAACTGAAAAGTTTGGGTAATGTAAAAACCGTGGACATGGTTCGCCGGGAATTCTTGGATTATACACAACCAGAAAAACTCCGGGAATATCTGGAAAAAGGAAAGCCTGATTATTTGATCAATGCAGCAGGTTATACTGGATCACCAAACGTGGAAGGTTGTGAAACCAATTGGCAGGATTGTTATTTTTGGAATGTGGTTGTTCCTGTTCGTATTGCTAACATATGCAAAGAAATAGAAATCCCTTTTATTAATGTAGGAAGCGGATGCATTTACGACAGCCAGGATAAAATTTACAGTGAATATGATATGCCTAATTTTGGAATTTTCAGCAATCGCAGCAGCTTTTACAGCAAAACCAAACATCTTTGTGAAGAAAAATTGGAAGATTATCCTGTTTACACCTTTCGTATTCGTATTCCTTACAATGACAGTTATGCAAGCAAAAACTATCTTTATAAACTTTTGAAATATGACAACTTGATCAGCATGAAAAACAGTATCACCAGTATGAACCTTTTGAGTGAATTTACAGACTTCTTTATCAATTTGAAAGAAAAGCCCCGATATGGTGTTTATAATGTGGTGAATAATGATAGTATTCGAGGTGAAGACGTTATTCAATTGATGCGAGAAGAAGGGTTAGAAAACAAAAATTGGAAAATTCTAAGCTATGAAGAGATGAATTTCAAAGTTAACCGAAGCAATTGCATGCTTTCGCCCATGAAAATTGAAAGTCTGGGTTATACGCCTAAAAATGTTATCGAGGATTTGAAGGAAAATATCAAAGGATTTAGTCATGCTGTCAAAGCTCTTCAAAAAGATAAGGTTTAAAACTTATAAAAAAGGTGCCTTTTTTGCAATATTAAAAGGCAAATATGCAGGTGAATTTTGGGTGGTTATAGACAGTGATGATAATGAATATCGTTTTTTAAGTTTGCCTAATCTTATTAAAAGAAATGCTCCTCTTGGAAAAGTTGATATTGGAATTAATGCTAAAATAATCGATTTTATTCAAAATCTTCCAAATAAGGTGTTTAAAGTTTGCGAATTACAGTATAAAAATATAAAATAATTATAAATAATAATATGATCAAAAACGTACCATTTGTGCAGCCCAAACCTCAAGTAAGTCCTATTTCAGGACAATTGACAAGACCTATTATTGTGGAACGTCAAGTAGGCAAAAATGTTATGAAAGAAGCACAATGGATTGATCCTGCTTCTGGAACACTCTTTCTGCGCGGTATTGTGAGTGTAGAAGAGAAAAAATAACCTTTTACCGTGAGTCGTGCAAGCATACTTGGAACATTGGGCTTATCTGGATTTAACATCCAGGGAACAGTTCTTGTAAGCCGAGGAAGCACAGCCCAGCCAACATTCAGCGCGGCTCCAGTTACATCAGGTGTTTCTAATTTAAATTTTGACAGAAGCGGTCCTTTAACAAGAATAGCATCAAATGCCAGCACAGGCGTAGTTACACTTTCAGCAGTACCAAGTCTTACAGATCTTCAGGCAGCTGATTGGACTGATGGAAGTAACATATCAAACTGGGGTACATTGCAATCCTTTCTGAGTGCAGTTGCTTATAGTAATCGAAACATTTCAGCCAGTGCTGTGACCATGCGCCTTTTTGGAACCACAAGGGGATATAGCGTTTCAATGCAAGTGCATCCCAATGGAAAAATATACATGTTTCCCGCAGATATCACACAAACCACACATGGTTATGTGATTGATCCTGAAGGTGAACGTATCATAACAACATTTTTTTACACGACAGGTGTAAGCAGAGCAATGCTGGCACCCAATGGAAAATTCTACATGAATACTGGGGCAACTCTTCTTGTTGTTCTGGATCCCAGCACCGATACGGTTAATCAAACTATAAACACTTCACCAGTTACTTTCGGTTATCCGACCTTGGCCAGAAATGGTAAATTTTATGAAGCTGGAACTTCAATTATTGGAATTTTTGATCCTGCAAATAATACAACCACAACTATTGCAGCACCAGCTTTTAATACACTCCCTAACGTTAATGGAAGCCAACTTGCTCCCAACGGAAAAATATACTATGCTCCTTATTTTGGTACAGTTTTTTCAGTAATTGATCCAGAAGCAGGAACAGGTGCAACTTTTGGCTTTCGCGGGGGATTTTCATATGCTGGACTGCCTGCTTTTAGCATGAATTTCGAAGGAATGGTACTTGCTCCTAACGGGAAACTATATTGTATTCCTCATAATGTTCCCAGTACTAGTGGAGCTGTTACAGCAGGACCAATTGGAATTATAAATCCAGATGATAACACCACCACAACAATAGCAAGTTGGATAGGAAGTGGAACAAGCGGAGTAAACAGTCAAACAGCATTTCTTGCTCCGAATGGAAAAATATATACAGCGCCCAATCAAGACACTTTTGTGGTTTGTATAGATCCTGAAACAAATACCACTACAAAATTAATTGAAAATACATTTGGATTTTCTTCTTTACAATCTCAAGGAGGTGTGATGCATCCGAATGGAAAAGCATTTTTTGTTCCTTATTATACTACAGCAATAGGGGTTATGGATTTCAAATTAAACAATAATTGGAATATAAATGTTTGTACCAATCCAATGTTTAACAAACAAATTTAATAAATATATTATATGACAATTTACGTTGATTGCGGAACATATTACGAAACAGGCGATGCAGTGATTTGCCGCATGCGCAAAGATCAACCTTATTATCCTTTTAGTGGAGGTAGCATTACATGGGAACAATATGTAAACCAACAAGTTGCACAAGGATTGGCTCAAGTTGTTCAACTAATCAATGATCCCACTCGTCTGGCCGCTTACTGGAATGATGTGTTAAGCAAACGGAACGGTCTTCTTGTGGAAAGTGATTGGACACAGCTTCGGGACGTTTCCCTTGGTGATAATCCTGAATGGGTAAGTTATCGTCAGCAATTGCGTGATATTCCTCAGACATATGCCAGTGATCCTCGTCTTATCGTTTGGCCTGTTAAACCTAGCTAAATCATATATAAATTTTGATGTTTTTCGTTAAATAATATTATATTATTTTAACGATATGAGCAACGCATATAATCTAAGTCTTTTAGCATCAAGAAACAATCTGGGAAATGCTGGGGATGCATTCATCAGTCAAGGAAATGATATTGCTCCATCTTTGGGTCCGTTAAGTGCCGGTGTTTTGAGTTTAAGTGGAATAAACCAGCTTACTAGTCAAATAGGTGTAAACAAATCAACAGGGGTTGTTACCATATCTGCAGAACCTCATTTGTGTGAATTGGATGTGCCAGGATGGGATAAAGGGCAGCACATAACACAATGGAGCACATTGCAAAAATATCTGAGTGCAACAGCATTTACAAACAGAAAAATTCCAGTCAGTGCAGTTTATTATGAAAATTTTGGGAGTGCACCTGGATCAAATGGACTTTTAGGTGCTTGTTTAGCACCAAATGGTGTTGTTTATTTCATAGCACACGATAGTACAATAGGATATAAAATTAACCCAGCAAGTAATAGTGTCGGAACCTATAGTTTAGGTCCAGCTGGATTTACAGCAGGTGCTGGTAAAAATTGTGGTGGGGTATTGGCACCTAACGGAAGAATATATTTCATACCTGGTGCAGCCACACCTTCTCCAGGTTATCTAAATCCAGAAAATGATGTTTGCACAACATTTGGAAATCTGAGTCTTCCAGCAGGAACAAGAAAATGGTATGGAGGCGCTTTGGCTCCGAATGGTTTGATTTATTGCGCACCCCATAATTCTTCACAATTGCTTATTATTAATCCTAACAACAACACATTGACCACACTTAACAATTATCCGGGAGCTGGAACTTGGCCCGGTTCAACATCTTTTAGCGGAGCAGTTTTGGCTCCCAATGGTAGAATTTATATGATGGGAATAGGTTCACCAATTGTTAATTTGAATCCAAATAATAATACTGTTACCACATATGCTTCAAACGGATCATATGCAGGGGGTGTGGTGGCTCCCAACGGAAAAATATATTTCATGCCGTATACAGCAACAAGTTTTCTCGTGCTGGATCCTTCAGATGATTCTCGAACTCATTTTGGAACTTGTACAGGAAGCCTTCAATATGAAGGAGGTGTTTTGGCTCCCAACGGATGTATTTATGCAATAAGTTTAAATGCAACAATAGGTCGAATAATTGATCCTTCAAATAATACAGTCACAACAATCACAGGCGGCGGATTTATAGGAGGATCTTTAGGTTATACTGGAGCAGTGATTGCTCCGAATAATAAAATATATTTCACACCTTACAATGCAACTAGTTTTTTGTGTTTGAATGTACCTGCAAATAATAATTTCAACCTAAACGTTTGCACCAACCCTTTCTTTAACAAATATTAAATAAACCTATGAGTAATGCAACAAATCTAGCACTTCTGGGATTGAGCGGTTTCGGCAATGCCGGAAATGTTTTGACCAGCACAGGCGCAACCACTGCTCCAACATTCAGTGCAAGCGGTGTGGGTGTACGAGAAATCCGTGTGGTAAATCAGGTATTGAGTCGGTTGGGCGTTAATAGAAGCACAGGAAATGTTAGTGTCAGTGCTCTTCCTGATATTAGCGAAATTGATGTTCCAAGCTGGGTGAACGGTGGTCACATCAGTGATTGGAGCACGTTGCAATATTATCTGAGTGCAGTTGCTGCTACGAATACAAGTCCGGCTAGTTCAGCATATGTTGAAGTTTTTGGAACTGTTTCCGGTAGTGTTCCTTTAGGACCGGCAAATGAATCTGGAGTATTGGCTCCGAATGGAAAAATTTATCTTGCTCCTAGAAATGGAAGTCTACTCAGTGTAATAGATCCAAGTACAAACACTGTGAGTGTAATTAACAGTACATTTCCAGGGGGTGCTGCATTTTATACAGGAGGTGTTCTGGCTCCGAATGGAAAAATTTACCTTAATCAGGCAGGAATATCAGTGGGAAGAGTGATTGATCCTGCCACAAATA